ACAACGCCGTTCTTCACTGTCGCCAGCTTCCACTCGGCTCCCACCTCATGCATCAACTGCTTGTCTCCAAACGTCATCTCAGCATCAGGACTCGCGTCACCGTTCATCCTCACCATGCCTACATAGGGGTTGGTGTCAACAAATGTCGCCATCTTCTCCTTCAGTTCCACGGCGAGCGAACGTGTCTCGTTCTCCTTCTGACTCAGGTTGCCAAGCTGAGTAGAAATAGAGGCGAACACACCGTCACGCAGCACCTTCATCGTCAGGTCTGCCGTACCCGTCTTGTAGCTCACGGCAACCGTCATGGAAGCGTTGCCTTGGAAATGGCTCATAAAACGGCAATAGCCGTCTTCGGGCAGCTCGGCTTCTGCGTTTAGGCGAACAAGCGGGGCGTAAAATCCAACGGTGGTCTTATATTGGTATGGCAGCTCAGTCACCACAGCTCCGCTCTCGTCGGTAATGGTCACGCTCTTCGTGCCGTCCTCTCCGTCGGCATAGGCATAGCTGTAGGTATGTGTCTTGCCGAGATAGGTGGCTGTTGCGCTTGCTGTCGTGCCGTCCTCGTTGTAGCTGTAGGTGTAGTCGATGCTTCGTGTCTCCACGCGGCTTATCTTCTCTGCAAATATGCACACCGTGCCGTCAACGGTGTTGGGCTTGAACAGATACTCGTTGCCCTTCTCTGCCGTAAACTCGGCGATCGCCCAACCTGTCTTTGCCACCTTCACGCCGTCGGCGCTTATAGCCACGTTCTGCTCGGAGGGAGTGAGCACTATATCGGGACGCGCCGTGTAATGGCCCAGGCTCTCCTTCACACGCTTCATCGAGGTCACAAGCTCTTTAACCTTCTCTCCCTCGCCTATGTTTATCGACGTTACATGTCCCTCTCTGTCTGTTATCGTCAGTGTTCCGTCTTCGGCAAGCGTGGCGTTCACGTTGTTCGCGGCTGTTGCGCTCTGTTCTGCATTAGACGCTGCCGTCTGTGCTGATCTCGCAGCGTCTAAGGCGGCGTCTGTGGCGGTCTTCACCGCGTCGAGGGCCTGCGAGGTCTTCTCCGCACGGCCCTGCTCTGCCTTCTCGCGCGCCTTCTCGGCTGAAACGCGCCGTGTTTCGGCATCGGCACGCAACGTCTCGTTATCCTTGCGGGTCGTCTCGGCTGTGCTCCGTGTGCTCTCTGCCTCCGTGCGCTGTGTCTCAGCTGTCGTGCGACCCTGCTCCGCTTCGCTTCGCTCCATCTCGGCCATTGTGCGCTTCTTCTCAGCAGCTGTTGCCGTGGCGTTGAGCTCGTTGAAAGCCGTGGTGGTCTTCTCCAACTCCGCGAGGTTGGTATCCATGAGCTTGTTCATAGACTCGCCATGCTCGGCTGCGGTCTGTGCGCGTGTGGCAGCTGTCCTTGCGCTCTCCGCGCTTCCGTTGGCATTGTTCGTTGCCTCCTTCACCTTGTCGAGGGCGGCGTTCAGTTTGTCGCTCGCTGTGTTGGCTCTCGTTGCTGACTGCTGGGCTGCAAGGGCTTCGGTGTTGGCGTTGTCCGCAGCTGTCGTGGCGGTCTGTGCGGCTGTCTGCGCTGCCTCTGCCGCGTCGTATGCGGCTTGACCGTCAACGAGGATACTCCACCATTCATCTTCGCCTACTGGCTCATGTCCTGTGTTGCCCTCCTGTTTGCTACAGTAAGTGGTGTTTCTGTAAGTCACCACATGCAACCTGCCATAGGTGACATCGGGCGAATATGCGCCTTTAGGCACAAGTCCAACCCGTCCTAAATTAATTTTCTTTGTTTCCATATATTTACATGTTGAGATTTACCATCAGTTCGCCGTCCTTTGACAGCTCGTATCTATTCTCGTTTCCGTCCGTGATTTTCACGTTCAGCTCCATCTCGTCGGTGTTAACATCAAAGGTGGGAAAGTCCACCGTGCCGCGAGAAAACTTGTCGGTCTTGTCGTAGGCACCTTTCTCCACGTTCCACACCATCCAATATCCGTCTTCCGAGATGATGTTGGGGTGCTCTGCCGTGCTCTTCGCCCTGTCCGCCTGTGTGTTCGCTCTCTCGGCGGCTGTCGTGGCTGCGCCAATGGCCGTGTCGGCACGCTGCTCGATGTCGCCCATCTTGGTCTCCACGCCCTTCAAGGCCTCCTTGGTGTCGGCAATGGTCTCTTCGGCATCCTTTATCAGGTTGCCCAGCTCCACCGCTGGAGCAAGCACCACAAGGGCTGTGTCCATCTCCACGCTGTCCTCGCCCTCATGTGGCTCAAACACCGTGTCGCCAGCCGCGTTGTTGTCAACAAGCTGAAACTGCTCATACTCGTTCGACCGCCAATCATTGCCGAACAACTTTCCCTTCACCTCTAAGGCGTAGGTTCCCACAGCCACCCTGTCACCCTCCACTCGCGCAAGCAGCACGTTGTCGGCAGAAACGTCAATGGTGTAGCCGAGAGCCATACGTCTGTATTGGTTCACGACGTTCACCTTTATGTCCGTACACCCGGGTAGAGGAAACGCCACCCTCTCGCCGTTCACGATCTTCATCACGGGGATGCGCAACGTAAAGTCGTTGCCTCTAACAATCTTCTTCATAAACCCATAACAAAAAAAATAATAACTAATAACTAATAAATAATAAATTAAGAAATTGCTCCCTTGCCAATAACCTCACCGTTGAGCTTCAGCTGACAGCCCCTCGCGCCGCTCGGCACCGAAATCATCGACCCGTCGCTGCCTGTCGTAGGCATGATTTCGACAACAGGGGCCATCTCAAACTCCATCTGCATCAGCTTACCAGGCATAATCGTCGCCACCTTGCCTTGCCCCACCTCAGTCATGGGGAAACTTTCATCCTTAAATCCCGCCGTGAGCGTCTGCGTGAAACCGTCGATGATGAGCAGCAACTTACTCTGGTATATCTTCACGCTCTCAGACCCAAAGTTCTGAAGCGTCACAGAACCGCTGTAGCCGAGTATGTAGCTCGGCTTGCCTCCAGGACTCGCCTGCGCGACGCTATATCTCACGTTACATGCCACCATCTGCACGCCCACATTGCCCAATGCCTGTCCGCCGCTCGGTCCGATCGCGTAGCACACCACACCCACCGCGTTCGTAAACTGCAAATAAGGCAAACCATCTATCAAGCCGAAGAAGGCAGTAGCTCCGCTCATTCCGCTCAACGCCGTAAACGAGCCATCCTTAATGATGGCTGTCAGACTACCGTCTTTCGACACGCTCTTCAGTGACCGCGCTTCAAGGTTGCCGTCTTCGTCCACGCCGAAGCTCTTCTCGCCATGGTTGTTTCTGAGCGTAAACTTGTCTGCCGTCATGTCGATCGTTTTGTGCTTGATGTCGATGCCCGTGGCCTCTAACGCACGCGACGACACATCTGCATAAGAGGCAGGGGTCCAGCCATTGTAGGTAGTGCTCTCGTCAAGCATCATCTTGCAGAAGCGACCCACGCCGTTCGTCCTTATGCCCAACTCCACCTGCACGTTGTCACAGTCGGCTTTCGTCTTGCCCGTTTTGAAAGTTGTCCAGAACAGCTTCCACCCGAAGGTCTCGTTGGCTTTTGCAAGGGATGTGTAACTGAACGGAGCAGAAGCGCCTTTTTGCGCAAAACTCATGTACATGTTGTCGTCAAGTCCACCGTCTGCCCGCGCCCATACGCTCGCCGTGTAGCTGGTTGACGGCTTTAGCTCCACGCCTCTCCACGACACACCGCACCATGTCGGTGATGTAGCTCCGCTCTGACTTACCACCGCCGCCCCCGTGCCTTCAAGTCCGCCCAGCGGCTCAAACTTACAGGGAAAACGGCTGAACAGCTGTTCAACGTCCGTTTCTCTGTTGAACGCCGTGCCCGGCAATACATTCAACCTGCCAACCGTCTCCTGTGCTACCTTTGCAGATATTCTCTTTGCCGTCTGCTCAATTTTCGAGGTATATTTTGTCAGCACGTTAGGAGCTTCGCTCTGCAAGTCCTGTTGCAGCTCACCAAACTCGCTCTTCAGTCCTCTGACCGTTGTCTCAACGCCGCCCCACACCACGCTCATATCCACGTTCACGGCGATGGTATGGCTAAGCGTCGTGCTTCCAGTGTTGATAGCCACTGTCACAGAGCCTGTCGTGAAGGGATAGGTCACACCGCCTGACGTGTAGGTAGACATGCGCGTGACCTTTACCAGCCCAGATCCGTTTTCGAAAGGCCCCGTCGCCGTACAGTTCTCTGTGCTCGACACCGTCACTCTGCATGTCCTCGTAACGTCAACATCGCCCTTGAACACCCTTATCGCCGACGTGTTGTTCTTCGTTGTGTCGGCAGCAAACTCCGTGTCCGACACCTTGTTTATGCCGAGCGTAATGACCGACGGCGCGGCTGTAACGGTGTAGCCATCGGCTCCGTCCACGCCGTCATGTATCACGGCAATAGTGATATATCCTTTGCCTATTACCATCTCTATCCCGTCTTTAGGTTTACTTAGTGCTCACCTCACAGGTGAACGTTGCTCTAACCGACACATCCGCGTTGCTCACCGTCACATAGGGCAGCTTGCTCGTGTGTACAGGACTGCTTGTGCCATTCCAGTTTGTAGCCACACCGTTGGCGTTATATTTCGTCCATTTGTAAGTGAACTTTGTTGTGTGCGATGTGTCTGCCTTCACTACCGCGCCGTCCTCCACAATGTTGCCGTCGCGCCACACGCGGGCATACAGCTCCGTGTTCTGTGCGCCGTTCACGATCTTGTCGCCTGTGAGCGAGAATACCTCTACCATATAAGGGTCAGAAGCGTCGAAGAAAGTCACAATCTGATAGGCTGTGTCCTTACCGTCGGTTACAGTACATCTGAAGGTCTGGAAGTTGAGCACATCGTCTGCCACTACGTTCAGTGTGCTCACGCCGTTGGATGTGCTCACACCTGCCGAGATGTCGGTCCATGTTCCTTCGCTTATGTTGAGCTTTGCCCATTTCATACTCGTCACCGTCGTGTCCTGTACGCTGCCGCGGAAGAACTTTGCAACAGCTCTAAGGGTCTTGCTCGCGTTTGACGAGTCAAACGTGTTGCCGTCGGGTGTTTCTATCTGCACTATCTGTAAGGCACCTCCACTCTTCGCCATGCTTATAGTCTTGTAGCCCATACATTTTGTTGTGGCACCCGTCTGAGGGTCTGTATAGGTACAAGACCACTCTATCTGCTTGTTTGGAGCATTAGACGCGAGGTTCGACGTAATGTTGAGCTGATAGCTCTTGCCACTGACAGGTGTGGCTGTCACGCCGTCCACCTTCCACTGCCAGCCTGTACATGCCGAGGTGGGTGCCTGATCGTCGCTGCTACCCGTAACATACACCTTAGCCGTGATCACGTTCGGCGTGCTTGCCGAATAGTTCGGGGTGTAGGTATTGGTGTCTGGGGTGTAAATCTGTGTGTCGCCGAGCGATGCCTGCGTGAAACACTGTACGGCCTTGCCGTCGTTCAGGTCTACGATGGTTATCTGACCATTTGCTAAAACTTTTGCCATATCTTTCTCTTATTTTTGTTTATTGTTTTGTCGTTAAATATCTTTTTTATATCATCGCTCCAACGAGTCGATGGTGAGGACCTTCGCAGACGACGTGTCTTGAACGTAAGCCTTGCAGCCGAATTGTGCCACACGCGACACATCTTCGCCTGTGATCCTACAAGTGTTACCCACACCCTCATGCAGACGGTTCCACACAGCATCGTCTGCCGTGTCTGCCGACACCCTGTACCATGACCATCTGCTCTCGGCAATGGTTGAGGTCACATCCTCGCCGTTCCTGTATAGCGTACCTGTGAGCAGCAGCGATCCCACGCCGTTCACCAACACCACGCCCTTGTCGCTCGTCACCTGCAAGACGTAGGCAAGACCGTCGGTACCGGGCGCACCGGGTACACCACCTGTCAGCTCCTTTCGCCACGCCTCGCTCTCGTCCGTAGGCTCTTCCGTTGTGCTGCTGCCTTCCGCCACAATGCAGGTCCATATCGCGTTGTTATGGCTCACCTGGTCGTAATAGTAATAGGTCTCGCCTTGCTTCCACGGCCCGCGGAAGTTGACAAGCGTTATCGGTTGACCGCTCGCGCTAATCCATTTAAACCTTGAGCTAAGGAATACCACCTCCTTGGGAGAGAGGATAAAGACTGTGTTGCTGTATTTGTTGTTCGACGCGCTGTGCCTATAGTCAACAATGCCTTGCAGCGAGATGATGTTAGGCACGCTGCCCTCACTGCCCGTCGTCTGGAGCATCATCACGTTCGTTCGCGAAGCGTCGTTATACACAGCCCTTGCATCATCCTCGGCAAACTGTCTGTGACCGTCAAGAACAATCACGTCCCCAGCCGCTGGCACATCGTTCGTCACCTTGTCTTCGCAGTCGGTAGCCGAGAGCACCACCCATGCAAATTTCTTCCCGTTGTACAGGTCATTACCCTCGTCATCCGTTATCGTCTCGTTCGTGCTGCTCACGCCTGTTACAAGTCGCCAGTAGTTGCGATTGCCCACACCCTCATAGCTGCCCGCCGAAATGTTGAAAGTCTGGCAACGCGCTTGGTCATACATCTTCCATCCGTTCTGCGTAGCCGTTGTGCCGTCGTCCGCGAGAATGTAGCACCGCCAGCCCACAAGTTGTCCGTCCTGCATCTCCTCTTTCACATGCGCAATCTTGCTCGACGCGCCGCTCAGGTAGACGTTGCCGCCCACGCTCGACAGCTTTCGAATCTCCAATTCATTGAAGATAGCCTTGCCCCACACCATGAGGTCGGTCACGCTGAGCGTAAACTTGCCGTTCATGCCCTTCGTGAAGCCGAAGCCGCGTTGCAGCAGCGCATCAAAGTCCTTGCTCTGCAACGCTGTCAGCACCACGTCGCCGAGCAGGGCGTCGCCGCTCCCTCCGTCAACATGAGGCATGCTTGCCTTGTCGCTCCCTGTGCCGAAGAAGGTGTCGCCACGCAGCTGTGTGTCGCCACGCGCCGTCAGCTTGTTCGTCTCCGCGTTGCCCTCGCTGTCCATGTTGCCGCCGCTCACACCTTTCTTATATGTTCCGGCCGTCAGACCTTTCTCGAAGTGTATTATTTCTTTTGCTGTGTCTTCATCTTTCTTTGAAAGAAAGCGATCGTTTATAGGACTATCTTCTGCTATGTCGCCAGCTACGTCAGCGTAAGCAGCACGACTCGCATATCCAGCACGGTCAGCATATTCTGCTTGTTCAGCATGCGTTGCTTCATCAGCAGATATAGCATGTTTTGCCTCATCGGTCTTTCCTGTGTTGGCTCCTCCAATGTTTCCACCTCCACTGATAGATGAAGCATTGTCCTTTTTCTTCGATAATACTTTTATATCAATCATGCCAAATTTCTTTTAGAGTTAAAGCTGCACGTCCTTCGATTAAGTTACGTCCCAAGCCTATCACATAGAAACTCTTGTTTAATGCCGCATGTTTATAATGGTAGAAAAGGTTAACGAATTCATCTTTGTCTTTAAGATTCTGCTCCATTACTATTCGCGGTTTATGATATTCTGTGTAATAGCTATCCACATAATGCTGCTCAGGTTTAGCCTCAGCGTTTTTATTCTTGTCACATATTTTTAACACTCCCTCTTCATTCAAGATATTGTAGGGGGTTGAAAGCTTTATGGCATTGCTAACACCTAACGACTTACATTCCTCCGCTGTCAGTGCTGAATTTATCTTAAATTCTATATCATCCTTTTTGTTAATAAAACTTTCGTTTGTGTCGCTTAGATAGATGAGATCATTGTCGTCGTTGCCTGTACTTATGAGACCGTTATCGCTATAAACCTTAACCTCAAAATTCTTAAGAAGAATGCTACTAACGTGAGCCATAAGAGGTACAGTATTAAGACCCCATTTCGTATGCCTAAAGAAGGTTGAGTGTCTGCGTGTTATTTCGCCCCACACAACATTAACAGGACCTAAGACCAAGAACCTCACACGCCCGCTCACCTTGTCACCTTTAGTTATAGGAATAGCAATGCCTTCTGCATCGATGCCCATTTTATAGTCGATGTTGTTCTGTATCTTAAATTCTGTTCCTACCAACTTGTCGCCTATTTTCGGATCAAATCCTATCGTAAAACACTGTTGATAATATTCATCATCGTCCGCACACTCGCTACGCTCCTTAAATGTCTTCCATTCAAAATCTGTTGTCTTTCCTTTAGTTCCTGTTTCAACAACACACTTATCACCGATAACAAGCATACAAGCGAGAACTGAAACTTTACTTATATTATCGCTGCTGACACCCACTGCGCTATATTTAAATTCATATTCCTGTGGCCCGTCGCCTGTATAAGGATAAAAGCCGCTATCATTGTCAACATCCCATTCTTCTTCATTACCTGGCGTTCCAACACGAAAAAACTGACGTGTATAATATCGGCCATCTGTATTGTTACGGCTCGGTACGGTATATAGAGGTGCACCTATAGGGTATGTATAGGACATGTCATACCGTGCACTTTTGTAAGACATAGAGCATTTCATAACAGGGTTAAGTATTACATCGCCTGACAGAACAATATAGTTGGTGGTGTTTCTATCCGATGGAGAAAAGACACCACCCGCACTGTTACCGTTATAGATGGCATAAGGAATATTCTGTTTAATGACACTCTCACTTGGATATGTCTTTTCCTCATCATTGTCAATAGCGTTGCCATTTACAGAAACAACCAGATAATTTGTCATGTTAACTTTTGAGACAGGGCTGTTATCATTGTTTGCTGTGTTTATTTTTACGCTTCCAAGCGCCATTAAACACGCCCCGGGGTTCTCCCCCAACCACTCTGGTAACGCTTGTTGATTCTTTCCGTCGTTACAGAAATGAGTTAGAAGATCTGTGTCTACCTGTCCGCCCATGGGGAATGACCAATGTTTGTGTCGTTTAATTTGCAGATACCATTTGACAATAGCACCACCACCAAAATCTGTAACCTTTTCATGTGTCATGTTGTAAAAGGAGTGCCATGCAGCTTTTCCTTTGCCGTCGGCAGAATATTCCGTCATGTATTTTTGCCGGTTAATGTAAGGGCTGTCAAGGTAGTCGTCATCCAACGGACTTTCAATCACATTGTCTACATTTTCTGTCTTGGCCGTCAACTGCAACTGATTGTAAACATCACCAATGCTTATGTTCGTGTCGCAGTCGGCAACATTCGCTAAAGAAATGGTTATATTGTCAGTCTTTGTTGTCTTAGCCTCATCTGACATGATGTTATGCCAGTTTATAGAAGTCTTGGCATCTTTTATACTTTCCCATGAGAATATATAAAAATCGAGTCCATCTTGCACAATATGTAAGTTAAGATATTTAAGGATCTCTTCCAAAACGGCATCCTGTGTCCATACGTCACTCTCATCCTCGTCCAAGAAAAGTAGCTCCGAGATAGTAAGCTGACTAAACACACGATACCTGTTATCCTCCATATAGTTGACCGACTTGCTGCCGTCATACCATAAAGGAAGAGTCTTATTGCCAATAATATCAACGCCCTCTGCGACACCTTGCATTATTTCAACCATGATGTCACGAAAAGATCGCTCCTTGGCTTCCTTCCTGACGGTTTCATAGTCTACTCCTAAAACTCCGACATTCTTATAGTTGTTGTACTGAAGAGCACTCAACACATCGATGCAGTTAAGTTCTATTTCGTCCCATCTTTCATTATAGGGTTGTGTGTATGCTTGCGGCTCTATAAAGCCAGCAAACACACACTTTTCGTTAATATAGATGTTTATTATTGCGTCACGGCATGATGAACAAAAGAAATCCTCGATGAAGTTACCACAAAGCAACCTAATGTTTGCAGATTGCCGCAACAGAACGTCAAATGTGTCATTTACCTCACTTGTTATCTCAGCAGGATCTTCACTAAAATACATGTCAGACTCTTCAGAACCTATCTCTAACGTCTGTGAACGGTCATTGTTGGTAACGATATGCACCGTCACCGTATCTCCTTGTTGACTTAAAAAACTGCCGTAAATATACATACTTGTTCTTTTTAAACATTATACACTCTCCCACTCTTGCCCGTAACCTTCTTGGTGTTCGACAGTTCCTTTAACATCTTTCTTGCATTAGCATCAAGATGCACATTTACTATTGTTGTCGAAGGCTCTATGTTGTTAAAGATGTTGTTCATTGTAACAGGCTGCATCTCCCATGCTGTAAACGTTGGAGGTTGAAAGTTGCCATTGACCATGTTAAACAAGCGGGTCTGTTGAAACTTGTTGAGTATCATCTCGCCGCTGTTGACACGGGCAAATTTCTTGTCGCCCGACGAAGAAGTGCCGCCAACAATGCCACCTGTAGCAAAGGCACCAGCTTGCTTAACGCTTGCAATCATTGCTGTAAGAGTAGCAAGACCTGTAGCAGCGAATGCCACCCATGCCCATGGACCCAACTTTCCTGCCTGCGCCGTAGCCGTAGCATATCCGTCTACCATTGTGGCAATAGCCTGCGCCATCGTACCAGCCACGTTGAGCTCGGGAACCTCAATAGCATCACCAAGACCAGACAAGCTGCTTCCCATCGCCTTTATAGCGTCACACGCTCCGCTCATTTTCTCTTTTGCCTTGTCAATATCCTCTGTTTCCACATCTATTTTGACAGGTGTGAGATTGAGCTTTTCAAGCTCCGCATTAATGTCGTCAATAGCTTTTAAAGCCTCTTCCTTATTGATTATACCAGCTTTATAGTCGCTCTGCACGCTATTAGCCTTACTTTGAGCATTCGCATAGCTCTGTCGTTTGTCTGCTTTGCTACCTTTTACGATGTAGGATGGCTCTACTTCAGCTTCAGCTTCAATTGTTACCTTTCCTTTAGTTGCCTCATCTATCTGCGTCTGTATCTCAGTAACCTTTGCATCGGCCCTGACCTTAGCATCTATTGTTGTAGCCTCATCAAACTCGCGCTGTGCATCTTGCAGTTGGTCTTGCAGCTCTTCTATATGCGTTTTAAAGTGCACGTCTATAGGTTTCAACCCTAAGTCAGACAATTTCTTGTTGATGCCCTCTATACGCTTCTGCGCAACACCTTTATCTGAAATTATGCCACTTTCGTAATCTTGCTTTATGTCATCAATACGTTTCTGGGCATTCGTATAGCTCTGTCGTTTATCAGCATCACTTCCTTTAACTATATAGGAAGGTTCTGTGTCTGCTTCTATGGAGACCTTACCTTTTGTCGCTTCGTCTATCTGTTTCTGTATCTCGGTTATCTTTGCGTCAGCCTTCACTCTGGCATCAACCGTCAATGCGTTATCCTTTTCCTTTTGTGCCGCCGCCAACTGCGCCTGTAGTTCCTCAACATGGGTTTTCTGTTCATCTTTCTTGTCTGTGCCGTGCTTCGTGGTAGTCTTGGTCAGGGTGTTTGGATTGGTCTTGCTGTAACCATCATACTGCTTGTATGTGATATTAGCGTTCTGCTTTACCAATCCCTCCATTTGCTTCCTTACGGCTTGCTCTTGTCGGTAAAGGTCTGTAATCTTGGCGTTGGCTTTCTCGTAGTCGCTTGACCCCTTGATCTCCACATCTGCATACTGTGGAATAATCTTACCGTCCCCCGCGTCCACTTGCCCTATTGCAACCCGTCGGGTCTTGCGCTTTTTGCTGAAACGGCGTGTCTTACCGTTGTCGTCGTGGGTGAAGTCGTGCCGTTTCTGTAGTAAGTCCGCTGCCTTGTTAGCCAAATCCCTAATTCGTATTTCGTTAATCATTTGATTACAGTACGCCTTAGAATTGCCAACGAGTGCCGTATACCACTGCGCCACGGTCGAATAATAGCCCATAGCCTCACCGTAGGTGTTATTCATTTCAGCAACAAGTTTCTTTTCATCCTCCCTGCTTCCCTTGAATGCCTTTAGTTTGGATATGTTTATGTCAATGGCCGCTGAAATCTCGGCTCTCTGCTGTGCCTCTTGCTGTCGGGCGGCTTGTGCTGCTTCTTCCTCGGCTGTGAGCTGCTTTGTGCTGTCTTTTGCTTTGTCTGAGGAAGTAGCCAAATAAGAAATAGCTTCCGTCAACGCCCAGACTGCCACACCAACGCCTGTTGAAATAAGCAAGGAACGAATAGCAATCTTTAGGGTGGTTGCTCCAATAGTCGCCCCGGTAAAAATCGCTTGCATTGTTCTCGCTACCGCCGACAATCCAACAACCGATGCTCTTGCAGCTATGCAAACCGCACTTACCGCCTTTGTCGTAATATTGAAATTCTTTATGATAACCGTAACTCCCTTGATACTGTTACCTAACGAAATCATGGAGTTTACGATTGACAACGCTTGTGCTGCAAAGGTAATCTTAGGCAACCACTTCGATACCAATTCGCCAATTTGCACCTTGATAGCCGCAAACTGCATTTCAGCTTGTTTTAGCTGTCCGGCATCAGTCTTGCCTAATTGGGCGTTCATGTGTCCCACATTATCGGTGATAATCTGCGCCAACATGGCGGCACGCTGCTGCTCCGTGCCATACTTCATTATATTCTCCTGCGCCTCGTTGAACGTGATACCCACACGTCTTAACGCCGATGTCTGCCCAGTCATAGCCTTGCCCATGAGGTTTGCCACGCTCCGGGCATCCTCTTGACTTACGTTTAAACCTTTCTGCTGCGCCAAAAGGTCGTTCATGGCTGGGATCAATTGTTCCAACGTGCCTTTTTCTTTCAAAAAGGTAGCTATCTGCTGTGCGCCCGTCTTCTGTATCGTACCACCGATAACACCTAACTTCGACTGCGCCCCGATAACCTCATTAACCTTTTTGATGTCCTCGTCGGTAGCATCCATACGCTGACGCATAACGGTAGTTAGCTGTGTGTTGGCTTGCTGTACGGCATTGTAGCTCGCCGTTAGTCCTGCCATCGTATCACGCAAACCGTTTATGGCACTCGAAGCGTTTTGCAAAGCCGTGACGGTTTGGTTTATCGTCAACAACTTATCACGGAACTGTTGGGCTGTAGACTTCGTTTCTTCCATCGCCTGACGCAACTTGCCAACATCAGTTGTGGCTATGCCCAGTTGCTCTTTTCCGTCGATAAGTAGTTTAATGTTAAACTTTATTTCTTTTGCCATAATTTCAACGTATAAGTAACAAACTATCGAAATATTTTATATATTTGCAGTATAAAATAATGGTTATGAGCATGAAACAGAGCAAAAACATATCGGAAAAGCGAAAAGCCAAAGAAAGAAAACTTTGGCGCAATGTCTTTATTGTCTCGCTCATCGCTGTTATAGTGTCGTTGTTGTTCCTTGGTTGCATAGCATTTTTCCTTAGTGTCGTGTTCGCCATCATGGCTTATGGACAATATGATTCCCTCAAACCAATCGAGGATTATGGCGAAACTCCTTGGTGGTATTTCGGTCTTTAGCCGTTTCCCACTTTTCCCAACACTTCCTCAAAACGCTTTAACGCATCTTCCTTAGATACTGCCGGGGCTGCTTTCGTATGCTCCGGCTTTTTCTTCTCCCATGGGAAGGAAAGAAGTTTTTGGGGCGTTAGCCCTTTCTTTGCATACGGCTGTATGATGATAGTCGCAAGCATACGCATACGTTCCCAACTGTCTTGATAATGCGCCGTCCGCTCCTCGCTGTACGCCCTGTATATGTTGTTGAATTCTTCAGGCGTTATAGCACAAAAATCATTGTAAGGCATGCCGATGTTACCAACGGCAATGCCCAACAACTCCAAAATGCCTAACTTTTTTTTTCACCCTCAGCATCGCTCTCAGGAGACTGCTCTGCCGTTCCGTTCACTACCTCCGTCCATTGGTTGAGGTCGTCTGGCGTAATACTGTCTGCAAAATCCATCAGCGACATGTCAAAAGGCACGTTGTCTTTTTTGCAAGCCGACGCTACACAGCAGAAGAGGTAGGCACATATATCCGACAAGTTGCCGCCTATCTCTGTCACCTCCTTGCCTGTTTCCTGTTTAAAGCGAAGCATAGCCCCCATAGTCTGTCTACAGGGGTATTCCTTGCCGTCTATCTTAATCTCGATTTTCCTCATGTAACCAAAATTGTTTAGATCTAAAAAACCTTCACTTAGTGCCCTGTTACCTCATGCACATCGCCTGTTGAAGTCTTTCCCGGATAAACTTCAGGTTCACCATCGTTCTCCAAAGATCCGCTGTATGTAGAATCGTCCGAAGCCGGGCTTGTCTCTTCCAGCGAAGCGATAACAAAGTTGCCCTTTACATAAGGTGCTGTGTCGTTGCCACGCTTAAAAGCCTCAACCTCCACGCTCTTGCCTTGACCCCAGCTGGGGGCAATCTGCTCGTAACCGCTCTCTGTCTCATCGTAGAAGCGTAGACCCTCGAAGCTGATAGATACAGAAAGAGCCGTAACACCCTTCTCTTTCCACAAACCGCTGCTTTTTGCCGCAGACGCTACAGGCTTCACAGCGCGGTCTTTGGTTTCGCTGTTAAACGTGAGCGTATGACTTGAACAATGACCAACAGCCTTGCCTGCTACTTTCAGCAGGAGATCGCTACCATTTATATATCCATTTTCCATAAAACAATTGATTTTAAACTATTTTAAATTTTCACTCTAAATATAAGACGCTGAAAAAAAGCATCATCCTCATAGCCTTCCTCGCTATCGTCAAGAACACAACCACGCATCACCAACCCGTCACGCTCTCTTTGAGAATAGTCAAGCGCAGACCTTACAGCCTCGGCAAGCTCTACACTTTCCGCATACTTGGCTGTATAACACACAACCTCCATCGTTACAGTGTCAGCTCCGGGCATACCCGCTTTTGTAGAGTTATGTTCTAACGCTGCCCGTCGATACAGGATGTATGGAAGCAGAGCTTTGTCTATGACGATAGGAAAGATCTTGTTTGTCCTTCGCTTCACCTCCTCATCTGTCAGAAGGATGTCGCGAATGATAGCGCCAGCGCTCAATGATGTTTTTTTCTGTGTCATTTTTTCTTATATTACAAAAGTCCTTGTTTTCTCGCCGCTTTTTCAATGTTGTTTTGCAGGTCATTGAAAAGATTAGCCTCTACCTCACCCGTAGCCTGCTGTTCCGTTTTCGCCAAAAAAGCGTAACGTTTCATCTGACCGCGGTTAGCGCCGCCTCTGAGATACTGTCTGACTTTCTTGCCTGTAAACCTACTCTTGCCAAAAAATGAAGAAATCCGTCGTCCTGCCTTACGGTAACGTGTTCCATCCTCAGCCCACATCAGCACAGGCTTTTCTTTGCCCTGACGGTTGAGATGAATACCCTTACGTCGCCCATGGGGCTTAACACTCACCATAAATCCCATGCCGTAGCGATCAGGATATGTTCGCACATAAATGCCGCTTGACAGGCTTCGCTTCGTTCCCTGGCCAATGCCGCTTGACCGCAGATTGTCCACAGCAGCCTTTTTTAAGCGGTTGCCCTCTCTACGCATGGCACTCTTCATGGCCTTACGTTGTGTTTTGAGATCAAGTGCCTTGTATACATCGGCAAAAGGCCTTTTAATGTCAGTAACAGCCTCTCCCATTCGTTTGCAGCGATTAAACAACGTTATTCGTTAACACGTTCACAAACTAAAGTTTTCATTCCCTTATCGAGGTTAGGAATAATGTTTGTCACAGAGTAAAGGTAGCCGCCGAGCTGTTGCACTCGCCAGTTTTCCTTCACTCTATGCGCATCCCTAATGTTAAATTCAGCACGATAGTCAGGGAAATGCTCGCCCACCTCGTTGCTTCGGCTTCCGCTTTGCTTTACCCGTTCAGCCCATATCACAGCCAACGGTTCATAGGTAGTCGCCTCTTCACCAAAATCGTTGGTGCTTGCTTTAGGCTGCATCAACATCAAGCGATATTTCATAGCCCCGGCTCTCATACTAACTTACGATAAGGTTTTATTAGACTTTGCAGCGAGTCGGGCACCGAATGCATCTGCACGCTGCTCACGCTTTCGCGCTGATTGTACCAATGTGCTCCAAGCATCATTATAGCATGCTTGATGGGCAGAGGCACATCACCGCCTCCCATCTGCTCTAATTCTGCCCTGGTTCTATTGGTTGCCGTGATCACAGCTTCCTCTGCACTCTCGAGAATAAACATCAGATAATCATCGTCATCGGCAAAATCATCCGCACGGACATGCTTCTTAAAAAGTGACAGACTCACCACATTCATATCTTTAAAACTTTAGGTTGATTATATAATCTTATGCCTTTCCGCCTACCTTGCCAAGCTTGAATGCCTCGGGACGAAGAGTCTTGGTGGCATAGTCGGCATTGAGTACAAAGTCAACGCAGTCTTTACGAGCCTTGCTGTAAGGATCTACGATAAAACGCAGAGAACCAAACATGCCCATGGGCTGATAGCGCCAATCGCCAAGGCCGATATACTCGGTTCCTTCAGCAATCTTTGCGTAATCGCCAGAAACCATGCCCTTAAGATTTGTAACAGCGGAAGCACTTGTCACGGTAAACTTAGCTGTATTTACCTTTGGGTCAAAGTCTTCTGCTTTTGCCCATGATGATCCGTTGTATTTCTGATAAGAGATTTTCACGTCACGAATAACGTTAGACGTATAAACGGGCAAGCCACACAGCATGCCGTTCTGTATCATGGGCAAAAATACACCCTTCTCATTGATGGGAGTTCCTTCAAGAATGGCCTCCATGCTCTTTGTCATCACCCAGCAGAGGTTGGTGCCGTCAATACCTGTCTCAAGCACAGCAGCCTTCATCTCAGCGTTCAGCTCCTTGAAGGTAGGCACGGCAGAAAGAAGCACAGGGTTGTCCTTCAAGCCAACAAATGGACCTACGAGATTAGTGGCGTTGTTTACCTTGTTTATACCACACACGATTTTGTTAAGCAGCAGGCGGATGGCCAATGGCATCACTTCCTGCACAATTGTTGCGAGAAGGCCCTGTGTCTGATTGAGCGACTGATTAGACACAGGAATAGCGATGCCAATGCGCTCAGGAGCTGCTGTCATTTTGCTAAACGGAATCCTCGTGTCGCTAAGCTCAGCACCTTCACCGGCCAGCTCTGCCTCTACCATCTCGTACATCGGCCACACAAAGTCACCTGCCAAACCCGTTGGCATAGGCAAACCTACCTTGTCCAAAATAAAGCCTTCCTGTAGAGGTTTCAGTATATCCTGAATGTTAAGAGGCACGATAGCACCTTTGGCAACATCCTGCACCATCATCATGTCGCGCAGGAACATGATCTCTGTGCGCTGTCCGCTTGCAGCGTTCTCGCGGATGATATTGATGGCATCATCCTGTGCACTTGGGTTCTCACGCAGATGCTCGGCTGTCGCGGCCTGCATCTTCATCTGGAGCACCTGGTTCTCGCGGGTAAGAGCCTCAAACTCGGCATTCTCGGCTTCGTTGCGCTCACGCTGCTCCTTCTCGCATGCGTCCGCTATTGCTGTGATACGATCACAGTTCTGCTGGAACTTGTCTATCAGCTCGCGTACTTGCAGTTTTCCTTTTTCTTTCTTCATTCTCTTTGAAATTAAATATTAAACATCTTAAGTTTGGCAGCGTGACGCATTTCACGCAACTGCCGCATCACTCTTTCTTTCTCTTCTACAGTCGGCTCTGTAGCAGACTGTTGCTCACGCTTTAGCTCAGCCGTTAGTTCACGCACCTCTACGCTTGTGTCTGGATAGTAAGGATTTGCAGCCAGCGTAAAGTCATAAATGCCTGTAACGGCTTTCACTCTATACGTTATATTGTTCACCCCGTTGGCCGCTACCTTACTTTGACGCTCAACGAAATCGCTGTCAAAGTAGTGGGTTGTAAAAGCAAAGCTGCAACCGCTTATATCACCACGCCGAACCAGCTCGAGAGCCTTGTCACCGTCAACGGTATTGGGGGCAGTAAATTCAAACATCACGCCCTTGTCGTCAACAGTATACGATAAAGTGCCGCCGCCCTTGTTGCTTCGGGCAAGTAACGAATGACTGTCATGGAACATTGTCATCTTGATGTCCTGACCATCCAAAAACTCTTTTGTGACTGCTTCAGGGGCTATCACCTCCCTGGCCTCACTGTCCTCGTCGCTCCACAACGGGGCAGACGGCACGTTAAACAATATGGCATATCCTGTAATCGTGCGGCTGGGAGTCTCGCCCTCTGCCGCCTCTCGTATGTGTAGCTCTGTAGGCGTACACACACATCTTCTTATCACTTTATTCTTCGTTTCCATCTTCTTTTTCCTCCTTCTTTTCTTCCTTTTTTGTTGTTGCCGCTACGGCGTTGTTGTCGTTGATGTCACGCAGATTGGCCGACACAAGAATTTTGTCGCCTCCGTCTATCGGGGGCCTGTTTTCTATCTGTCGCCAATCGTTGACGGTGTAGATGCCAGCAGCTATTGTCGCCGTCTGATATTTCACCTTGCTGTCAAGGTCACTCGAATAGAGAGCACGTCTGTCGAATTCAAATTTCCGTTTGCAGCAGAGAGATGGAGCTATCAGCTTTCGTAGAAACTCGTTCTCTATGTTTCTCAACAGCGGGTTAAGGGTATTGCTAAGAAAAGCGACATTGGCCATTTCGGCGCTCTTGTAGTTATTGCTTGTGTCGTCAAACACGAACGAGGGATGAACGCCAAAAAAGCGACAAATGTCACGCACCGTAAATTTGCGGCTTTCCAAGAACTGCATGTCTGTTGAAGACAAAGAGATCTGCTTGAAATCAACCTGTCCAGGCAGACTAACGATTCGCTCTCCGCGCTGAAAGCGGCTGTCTACGTCTTCTGCTGTCTTGTCAAGCTCATCGTCTTGATACTCGCCAAAGCCTGTTACCGTCTTGTCGTTGCTTATGATACCTCTTACGTTGCCGCCATTGGAAAATCGCTTCAATATTTCTCGATCACCCGTTATGGCGATGTCTATGGTTTGTCGTGCATACTCCAATACGCTCACACCCTGTTTGCCGTTTCTCGTATGCCCTTTGATGTGTATGATGTTCGCCTCGTCATACACATCGTTCACTCCGTTCACCGTGTCGCACACGGTGTAGGTGTCGTCGTAGATGTTATGTGTCACCGTGTGGCGGCCACAAAGCACCAAACGGTCAACCTCCATCGTCACTACGCTGTATATCGGCACAATATAAGCATTGCCGTCAAGCAGGACGTTCTCCACAACCTCCTTCCAAAAATCGAAGGCCGATTTTGTGTAGTCTGGCTGCACATTCAACAGGTAATGAAGTCGGCTGCTTTTGTCTTCCACATAAATGTCATCCTTGAGACGCATATATTGTAACGGCAAGTTAGCCACACTCTCACTAAGCAGCTGCACGCATCTGTAAACAGTTGCTACAGACAAAGCAGAATGGCCAGAACCAAAGTAGCTGAAAAATTGGGTATAATCGCCCGTTCGCGGCCCCGTTGAAGAAGACGCTTCCGTTGTGCTGTCAGTCTCGTTGCTGCGCTTAAAAAGATTTATTATGTTTTGCCAAAATCCCATCGACTATACTTTTTAGCATAAAGTTAGCTATTTTGAAAGGTGTGTTAAAATTTAATATGGCACATCATGGCACATCATGGCACATCATGGCGCAATTATTATTTTTTTAACATTTCATTTTCTTCAGTTATCGCTCAAACGTGTACAACAGTCCTAACGTCATGAGCATCGTGATAGTGCCGTCTATTTTTCGATATTGTGACAATTTCAGCGGTTTTTTGTTCTCCAAGTTGTCACTGTCGATAACACAATTTTCCAAGCAGAAGATGTTGATAGGATTGTCGTTCATCATAATCTTTGGCGGATCGCTCCACGCCAACATTTCAAAGCTTTCAACGGGAAGGTTGAAATTGCCGTAGGTCTGACTAAAAGGAGTCAACACGTTTCTTGCACCCACCGACTTTAAGATGCTCGTCAGCTCTTGTGCCTTGTATGCGTCATAGCCTATACGCACGATGTTTACAAGTTTTGAACGCCTTATGATGTCTTCCGTTATTAATGCCGTGTCTATCTTTTTACCTTTGCAGAAGTTCAGATAACCTTTTTCGTTCCACAATCTATAAAGCTGCTCATTAGGATGTCCTTTAAGAGAACCTTCGGGAAAATAGTAGTCGGTATGCGTGTAAAAACTCTTTGTGCTTGAGAGGTAAATGGTGTAAGACACGGCGCTAAAGTCGTCATGCACCGACAAGTCAAAGGCCACGGCGCAGTCTGGCCGTCCTTGCACGTTGTCAATTGAGAAATTTCCTACAAGTTCTTGCGCCTTTTCATGACTAAACCATGTCTTCTCATCGTTGATGGTGAAGACGTTGAGCAGTTTGGTACGAAAGGCCAACATGTTTTCTGCTGACAACTGTGCACTCTGCCACTCGTTTTCATAGTAGTCGCTCTGCACCGTTATGCCCAGATGCGGCTGCACCTTAGCCCATGTTTTCGGATCATCTTCTTTATCGTCAACGTCCGGCATGAAGAGCGAGGCAAACATGGTGTCACTCTCTGCCTCGCCACGCAGCACCGCCATTACGCCCTCCAGTTCATGGGCAAAAGGGCCGTCTACCACCTCGCTTGCCGTAGTGATCACGATGGTCAACGGCTCCCTTCTGGGTCCCATCGAGGTTGTGAGCACGTTCTTCAGGTCTGCCCCGTTACGCCCTGCCGTGTTTCGTGCCTGGGCATATTCGTCCATGATGACAAGCGAAGCAAAGAGGCCGTCTTTCGTCTTGGCGTTGGCTGTCAAACATTGAATCAAGCTGTCACGGCCATGGTCTTTAAACGTGATCTTTTCACGGTTAACCTTAAAATGTTTTTCGCGAGGATCGATATCAAACATGATATTTCGTATCTCGTCAAAGCATATCTTTGCCTGATCATAGCTGTTTGCGCCGACATAAGCCTGTGCGTTGTTGTCGCCAAAAAGCATGTCGTACACCGCCATGGCAGCACATGAGGTTGTCTTGCTAAACTTACGCGGAACGAAGAGGTAAGCTGTCCTTATCAGGCGGCGACCGTCAGATCTGGCGAAACCATAGATATTCGCAAACTGATAAGCCTGTACAGGAGTCAGCTTATAACGTGTCCTTCCTCTTAAACCGCTAAATCTTATCGTCTCATAGAATTTAAAGAAATGGCGCACCCTCTTTGCTTTCCACTCATATTTGTCGAGCATCCGCAAGAAACGGCGCACACCCAATATCTCGTAAAGATTGTGAGCTTCAGGATTGTCAATGACGCTAAACACATAATCGCCGATGCGCTTGTCGGTCTCGACGAGCACATCGTAAAATTTCGTGGCGTATACACTGCTGTTCCTTTGCAGTTCTTCCACAACATTCCCTTTGTATTCCCTCCATTGTTTTCTCTCTTCCTCTGTCATTCAGCATCCTCCTTCATAGCCGCCCAAAATTCGTTAAAGTTGTCATTGTCCGTTTTTCTTTCCTTGCTTTCCGTGTTCATACCCAATGCCCTTAGGGCCTTCTGTGCCTTTTCAGACACATCAAGGTAGAGTTTCTCCTTTGGGTTTATCGTTGCCCGCTCGTTACCCTCTCGGCTGTATTCTATGTTGACTGCCTTATGACCCTCAGACAAAATCTCGTCATAAAGCATATCCGCACGCACCAACAGCCTTGCCGTTATCTCCACTTGATAAGTGAGCTCTGCTGTGTATTTCCCTTGTGCCTTTAACAACTTGACGATATAATCTTTCTTATTCTTCACCTTACGTTCAACAATCTTTCGTCCTTTTCCTGTCTTGTTGCCGTCTTGTAGCTGTAACGGTGTGCCCGATGGCGACGGATCGGGAACCGTCTGCTGAGCCTTGTCACTATAGCCGCGGTTCTTTCCCTTTGTTTTAAGGAAAAAAATAACAGAAGACACATCGCCATTTTCAATCATTTGCATCAACTTGCTTTCAGCAAAATCGACTTGTGTTTCTGCTATTTCGTCTGCTTTCTCTCTAAATTCCTTGTCTCCATGGTACCAGCGATAATAGGTAACACGAGATATGCCTACGGCATTACATGCAGGTGCAATGATGCCGTAGGCTTTAGACAATGCTTTCAGGAATTTAGTCTTTTTTACGTCCATTCCGCGTCTTTTTTTTATAGTGTAACATGTGTAACATTTTTACCCTCATTTTTTTGCCCCAAAATCCCCCACGGTCTCAAAAATTACCCGCGTGTGGAAATGGGAGGTGGCGAGGTTTAGCATGGAGTACCCCCGATTTAAAAAACCACCCCCGGGGTGTCATGATGTCAAGTCATAAATTTTTCGACGAACCTTAAGAGGTGGTTCTTCGCCCTGCTTTTCGCTTGTTCTTTTCCGCAGCGTCCCATCTCTGTGTGCGTCTTCACATGACAGTCATGGCACAGCGCCTTCAGGTTGGTGTAGTCATACATCAGACGCTCCTTCTCTTGCCGTGTCAGTCCGTTCTCCACAGGTATGATGTGGTGCACCTCTGTAGCAGCCGTCACTCTTCCCTCTTCTTCACAACGTTCACACAGCGGGAAGTCGCTTAGCTTGTCACGTCTTAGCCTCAACCACCGTGTTGTGTGTATCAGCTTTTTGTAGTCCTTGTCCTTTGCCATATTATATCCTGCTTCTAAATGTCAATGATAACCCTGAATAAACCCAAGCCAAAAGCACCGCGTCTCTCTGGTCTTGCGACATGCGGGGCAACTTGTTCTTGTCTCCGACAACACATTGCAGTTCTTTCTGTGTGATCTTGCCATCTGGACCTCGCCAATATTTCCTTAAAGGAGGAACGACATAGTATTTCAGGCCCATAGCCTCGCACATCTCGGTCAGTAATATGCCTGTCTGGTGGTTCATCCCGACAGATCGGCCTATAGCTGCTGCCTTGCGTGCTGTCATTCGTGACGTTGTGTGCCAGTTGCTTGTTGTCAGCCAGCCTCCTTCAATCACCACGCCAAAGCGTGTGCCGGTCTCTTGTTTGTCCTTTAGCAAGGACAGCAGCTCACTAAACGTTGCTGTTTGTGTCTGCACCTCTGCTGTGGTCTTGTGCACGATCCCGACACCACTCTTCGCATTGTCGGGATCGATGCCTATCACCACATCAACATTTGTCATGTCTACAATCATATTTGTCTACAAGTTGTTTTGTGAGTTCCATTATGTTTTCTTCTTCTACCTTCTCTTCCGGTCCCGCGATGTCCAACCCTGCCTCCAGACGCATGCGGTCTTCTTTGTCAAGAAGATGCCACACGTCACGGTTTCGGTGCAACGCATAGTTTCCTGCATCGTTCAAGATATTATAATCTTGCGTTTTCTTTATCAAGATGTCAACAGCAAGCACAATGTTTGGATCTTTGTTAAGGTTGATGTCGGCAATGCCTGGTGCTCTCAGCAGCGGCTTTGTTGCTCTGTTCCACCACGCCAAGATGTCTGCAAAGTCGCCACTTGCAAACATGCGTGAGAGGTCAAACCCTAAGATCTTTCTGAAATAAGCGAAGAGCCTCACAAAGGTTTCGTGAGCTATGTCGGCCATTATACGCGCCGTTTCCATCTTTGCAATGACATGATGATTCGGCGCACCATATTTCAGCAGATACGAGTCTATTGCCATGTAAAGCTTAAAGACATGAGGTTGAAAGATCTCGTCGGCGCGGTCTGTTGTGTCGAGCCACAGCTGAAACTTGTTGCCTAACACGCTTTCGATCTTTTTGTTTAGCACCTCATATTGACGCAATGCCTGTCTTATGCATCGCTTTGTCTCGTGTCTGAACAATGGCGTCTTCGCGATTGCTTCTCGCGCGTCCACCATTGCCGTCTGCACGGTGTTATAGTTTGAGCCCATCATCAGATAGTAGAGAGAACAGCAGCGGTCTATCTGCTTCATCTGCTTTTCTTTCTGTTCAAGGCTATAAATAAGTGGTCTGTTCATTTTGTTTTCTTTTTTATTGTACTTCTTGCACAAAGCGTTTAACTGCTTTGCTCACCCTTTTGCCGTGGCTGTTTAGGCAGACCTTTCCGTAGCTGTGAATGGAACCGATATATTCAATCCCACAAGCCTCAGCTATCTGTTCCTCTACAAAACATCCTGCCGAGCCAACGCTGTCAAGAGCCTGGATGTAATAGTCAGAACAGAGCAGCTTTCTAAGAGACGCTTTCATGTGCGTTGCATGTTTCGCTGTAGATGGAGCACCGTTCTTCATCGGGTTAACAGGATAGAATCCTAAATCTTTCAGGTTCTGCTCCACTTGTCGAAAGAACCGTTTCCTCTCTTCTCGGTCACGGCCTGTCACGGGTGCCGATATGAAAACTTTTGGCTGTACCATATTTTATCAGTTTAAATTTTACCTGTTCTCAGTCCAAGCTCCTTGGCTATTGCAAGAAACTCGTTTAGCTTGTCTGGCGACACCTTTGTGTCGCGGCCTCGACATTGAACGCTGCCATCCACAACGTTAAAGTAGACGCTGCCAAACGTCACGTCGAGGAAATATGTTTCACATACATTTTCCATTCTTACACTGCTTTTGTCTGTATTTGTTCTGTTTCTTGCTTAAAGCTGTCACACGTTTGTGCTGTGACGTGGTGCACATAACGGCGCAACGCTAAGCAGTTGCGTGCGTTTATGCAGTTGCGTGCGTTTTGGCACGTTTCACAAAGCGACGGTGTTTTCTTCATGTCGTTCATACAGCTTTAGGTTTCCATTCTATACCCAGCTTCTCAAGCGTGCCGTTCTTCTGCATCATCCTGAGCAGACCGTTAAGCCTTCCGTTGTTCGGCTCACGCTCCACCCTTTCGATGTATGACAGCGCGAGCTTCCGCTGCTTGTCTTCTGGCGTTTCTTCTTTAGCCTCAACAGCCTCCTTGATAGCTTCGTCAAGCGAAGGGTCTGTGTTGCAGCTTTTGGCGTTGCTTGTCTGTGGCTTTTTGTTTTCGTCGTTATACACACCTTCAAGCACGTTGGCAAAGTTGTCCTGCTTCATCATCCAGTCGAAGTTGGCCACCCAGCCGCTGCCTTTCCTTCCGTTAAGCACGTCGCTCTTCATGGCGTTGTCTATTGCCCGGTAAACCACAGCAGCATCGCCCCCATGCTCTTTCACCCGTTGCATGATCAGGAGCTGCCTGTTCTTCGTCACTATCGTCAGGCGACGCATGGCGCTGCCGCTCTCCTCGCACTTGTCGTTCCAATGCTGCTGTATGTCTACAAACATCGGATCCAGAGGTTCACGCTCTTCTTCATCAGGACAATCAGAACAGCCTGCTGCCGCCGCTGCCGCTGAAAAAGGCTTGCCCTTTTTCTTAGAAGCTTTAGCTTCTTCTTTTATTATATCATTATCATTATCATTATGCATCGACTTGCATCCGTTTGCATGCTTTTGCATCGTTTGCATGCTTTTGCATACATTTGCATTGTTTGCATCGTCTGCATCGTCTGCTGTTTCTTTTTCTTTGCCCCATCTCTTGTTTGCGCTTTCCCTTCTCCGTTCGCATGTCTCCTTGTATTTCAAGCGGTTAGCATCCATATCACGTTTTATGAAAGAGAACGCCATCTGTATGTCTGGAGGCAGTCTTTCAACCTCTTCTTCGCGGTTGTAAAGGAACAAAGCACGCAATAATTTTCCTAATTTTTCATCATTTAGACCTGATAGAATGTCATAATATGATGCATAGAGAATGAAAGATTTTTCCATAATTCTTGCGGTTTTAAGTTCTTTTTCTTATCCGTTTTCAAGTCTATCCAAAAGCATGCAAAAGCATTTCGTGTTTGCATTTGCAAACGTTTGATGCAATTGTATGCTAAAGAAAGCAGATGCATTCAAATGCATGCAAGCGCGTCCTGTTGCACGTCGATGACGCAAGGCGTTGTTGATTATTTTCCCCATATTGTTTGTTGTTTTGCTATTCTTTAAGCCCAAGGGCTTTGTTTATTTCATCTACGCGCTTTCTGACACGTTCCTCTCTTAGCACAAGATGTACGTCGAGGTCGCATCTCATTATGAGGCGTGATATTTCGGGACGTGTGTCCTCGCTCTCCAAAACACATTCTCGGAAGTCGGCCACTCCGTGGTTGAAGAAAATCTCGTAATAGTGGTCTCCTACATGAGGATAGTGATAGAAGCGTCCGTCAACATTCCACACGATACGATGGTCGCGAAGAGCCTTACGGTAGTCGGCAAAATCCTTGGCTGTTGCGAGACGGAAGTGATAATTGCCCTTTCCACCGCCCGGAAGATTGTATGTTAAATCGCCGCCTGATGTGCATGGACGAAACTCGGAATCGTGAAAATCGTCATAAGGCGAATAAGCTTTCCAATGGGCAAATAACATGTTGTCTTTTGGATTTATGCCATGCCAGAAGAAGATCGTGCGTCCTACACATCCGTCAATAGTCTTTACAACAAGGTCGTTATGCTTGAACCACGGACCACGGTAGATGGACAGTTTTCTTTCCGAGAGTCGTGTGCTGCCGTCCTTTTGGTTGGCGTAGAAGACGCTTATATCATCCTTTCCGAGAAATTTGTAGAGGCTTTCTACTAACACCTGGTCATGGTTGACTCCACAGTCGAAAGCCCTGATTTCGCAAAGGTGGCCACTTCCGCAAACTACCTTGAAGGGTATGCCTTTAGCCTTGTATGTCTCATATCGTTTCTTGGAGAAACGTTCAATAACGATGGTGTCGTTTTCACACTGTTTGTTGCTTGAGTTAGCCTCAACACTTTTCTTTCCCATATTGTTTGATGTTTAAATGAATAATTGGCGAGAGAGCCGTTTCAAAGCCGTCTGCCGTGTCTTTTCTTTCTGCTGCGGACCGACAGGTCCTCTTGTCGTTATTAAGGGCCGTATGGCCGTTTGTGGGGATGCGTGGAGTCGAACCTCGCTTCTGAAAAACCAGCTCCTGAGCTTCGCTAAGCTCTCGTTTGCGCTCTATCCGTGCCGCGCCCGGCATCCCCGTTTGTCAAGGCCACCTTCACAGGCCGCCTCAACGTTTTAGCAAAATTAATTCACATATTTACTTTTATATGAGTTTTAAAGGTGCAGCTGCCTTCACAGGTAGCTGCTACTATACAACTAAAAACCTTAAACAAAACCTTAATCATTGCCCACGCCTGGGCTTCTTTAAAAATAAATAAATAAGCAATTTATCGAGGGGATGCATGGAGTCGAACCATGCTTGGGCCAAACGTTGTGCGCTCTATCCGTGCCGCGCCCGGCATCCCCGTTTGGCGAGACGATCTTCACAGACAGCCTCAACCTGTCAATCTTCAATCTTAAAAACACAATCTAAAAACCTTTACGAAAGCGGGGATGCGTGGAGTCGAACCACGCTTGCCCTAATTTCCTACGCTTTTTGCGCTCTATCCGTGCCGCGCCCGGCATCCCCGTTTGTCAAGGCGACCTTCACAGGCAGCCTCAACATTCTTTCAAACACAAATATGGTTAAAGTTAAAGATGAAAAAATCTTTCCTTTCCACGCTTGGTTCTTCGTGTTCTTTTATTATAACAAACAAAAAAATATGTAATCATAATCCTATATCCGTCATTCCTCGACAAGCAGTATGTCGTCGATCTGCCGGTGTCTGGCAAACCACACAAACAGGCACACATCAATGTGCAACAGCACCAAGGCTGCAACCTTTGAGCCGATGAAGATCAGCCAGAAATGTTCTTCTCTCGGCGATGGCAGGGCTATGATGTTAAGCGCAGCCAGCAGGGCGACGGCTCCCATGAGCCAATAACGCCAATTTTTTGCAATCTGTTTCATTTATTGTTTGATTTTATGAGATGATGGATTGAACGTAGGAATATTTACCACCACCATAACTCGTTCATTGTTTCATTAATAGCATCCTTGACACGGTCTTTACAGCACAACATATTAGGAGAAAGCCTTAACTGAGCTATGCTAAGCAAAACACTCTCTACTTCTTTCTTTGTCATAGTGGATGTGGATAATTCTCTTTTGTGTCGCTCCTTTAGATAATCCTCTATCTCATCCGTAGACATATCATCAAGCACTTCTTCCCATATCTCATCCGTGTCGATCCGTACTTCAACGTCTTTATATATTGTTTTCATTGTTTACTATCCGTTTTATTGATGATAAATCATTTTCCAACACTTGATAATCTCGGCTCCTGTCGTCACACGCACCCGTCCGAGCTTTCGTCTTTTAAAATGGATGTATCCCTGGGCTGCATACCTTGCCACGGTGTGCCTGTCTACATGCAGCGCCCTGGCAGTCTGTGACAGGTTGTAGAAGCCCTCGGGGTTCACGTCAGGTTTAGCTATTATCATTGTCTTTCTTTTTAAGCTCCACAACGAGCCATGCCTTCTTTATCTCTGTAAGCGAATACCACACGGCGGCGTTGCGGGCCTTTCCCTTCTTTATGGGCGTAACCAAGCCAGCCTCAACCCATCGTTTCAGCGCTGTCGCCTGATAGCCCCTTTCTACGAGAAACCTCTTTGCCTCGCTCTGCTTTATGCGGTCAGTCTGCGGCTCCCTGCTTTTCAGGAAGCCTTGTATGCCAGCGTCAACGGCTATCGTCACCAATCGCTGAAAGTCTGTTAGGCTGATGTTCATGTTCTACACGTTGTTAGCTATTCTTACTTTACCCAGAAGGGTGTCCACTGAAACTCTGTATTTTTGGTAGCCGGCCTCCGCGTTAAGGCTACCGGCTATCGTTCTTAGCGACGACACGTTGGTGTCCTTTATGGCGAGGGTCTTTATGTCGCCCTCTGCTATGCCACGGAACATTGCCTTCAGACAGTCTTTCCGCGGCTTGTAACGTCCTCTTTTCTTTGCCATCATATTATTCGTTTTTTACTTCTTTTTCAAGATCTTCACATTTATTTCTTAGGTCTGCTATTTCATCATAGAAATATTCTCTTTCTTCTTCGTCCATGGCATAACCTCTATCTAATTTAGCCATGCATACATCAAACTTGCCTACCAAGGAAACAGCAGTACTGCGCAAAAATTCAGCATGATTTTCATTAAGAGTTTTTTCTGCTACTTCCAATATGTTGAAAACCGCTACGTCTGTCTTATCCCAAAGATCTTCAAGCTTTTTTCTATCCTCTTTCCGTTCTTTCTCAATGCGGTCCCGTTCTTCCTTCAGACTGTTGATGCTGGACGCCAGATTGTGGATGCTGGACGCCAGATTGTGGTACAACGCGTTGACGAGAGTCATGTCTTTGCAGTTCTTGTAAGCAGCGCAAAAGCTTTGCTTGTCCATCTCGGCGCCTGTTGCCATGTACAGGTCATGAATTTTGTCAAACTCATCTTCTGTCGGGTTGATGCCCGTGAGTTCCGTGAATTCCTGTTTTGTCATATCTTCAATCTTTATTTGTTATGTTCTTGGCTGCTGCCTTGGCTTTTTCCAGCAATAATCTTCTGTCGTCGAGGCTTAGCTTATAATCTCGTTCCAACATGCGTTGAGCCACCAAATTTTCACGTTCTAAGCTTTTAAAGGAGTCTTCACTCCTGTCTGGTAATAAAACCATCAAGTATATGTAGATATATTCTACAATGTGAACAAAGATTCTATCTTCACCCTTGCCGTATATTATACAAAATTCTCTTTCGGTTATAGGTGTATAGTCTTCCATGCCCAACTTCTTACAGTCCTCTTTATCAACAATCTTAGAAAGGGCGTTTGACAATTCTATAAATACCGTACACAGCCCGTTGATGATTTCAAACTCTTCGTCTGTCGGTTTCAAACCCGTGAGCATCGTAAATCCTTCTTTTGTCATATTGTTCGTTTTTTATTTTATATTCTACTTGCCAAATCAAAAACATTTTGTATATTTGCAAATGTATTAATGATTTCGATTGCAAAGATAAGACACATTTGTATTACAACAAAATTTTATAAGACTTTTTGTATTATTTTAACACTAATTAAGACTTATATGTATTATGATGCAAGAAAACGTAAAACATAAGTGTATTACAAAGGCTTATGAGCATCTTAGATCTATTGGTAAGGTGCATACAAAAACAGATGTTGCAAACATAATGCACGCATCTCGTCCTAATGTAACAGCTGCACTTAACGGTGATAGCAAGTTCTTAACAGATAATTTTCTAGAAAGATTCAATGTAGCCTTTGACAACATGTTTAACCTCAAATGGCTAATGACAGGCGAAGGCGACATGCTTTCCTCCACATCAAGCGCTCAGCCTCAACCATCGGTTAAGAATGAACGTGTGGCAGACGATGAGGCTTATAAGGTACCTTTGGTTCCTATCTCAGCTCTTGCAGGATCATTAAACGACTTTAGCCTGTCTGTAAAGCGCGACGACTGCGAAACGGTAATATCGCCGATAAAAGACATCGACATGGCCATAAAAATATCTGGCGACAGCATGGAACCCGAATATCCTTCAGACAGCCAGGTGTTCGTCAAGAAGATCAATGAACGGGCGTTCCTTGAATGGGGACGCGTCTATGTGCTCAACACCTGCAACGGCATCGTCATCAAGCGCCTCATGCCCACCAACGACCCTAACACGGTGCTCTGCGAAAGCATCAACCCCAAATATCCACCCTTTGAGGTGAACCTTGAAAACGTCAACGGCGTTTATAGAGTTATAATGTGCATGAGCTTCAAGTAA